GATGTGCAATTTTGATTTACAATTTGCTCAAATGATAGGATCATCACCTAAAGAGTTTGAATCGCAATATGGTACTCCAAAATTTTGGGATGCAATTGCTGATAAAGGTGAAGTATTTTGGTCAAGCATGCAAAAAATGCCTGATTTTGATCAACTTAAAGCTGGTATAGTTAAAATTGTTAATGATAACAATCTAGATTTACAAGTGCTAACAAGTACTAGCGGCAATTGGATTCTTAAAAACCACCCAAGAGAAGAAGCTAAAGATATCATTAGAAATATAGAAAAAGGTAAATTACAGTGGTTAAGTAACCATTGGTCTGGCTTAAAAGTTAACTTCAGCGGTTCAGGTAGAGGAAAAGGTAGATTTGCTAAACCAAATAGCTGCTTAATTGATGATTTGCCTAAAAATGTAGAATCATTTGAAACTGCTGGTGGTAAAGGTATTATACATACAAATGCGTCAAGTACATTATCTGGTTTACAATTGTTAATAAATCAATTGCCAGAATCATTTGGTTATAGTTATTCTAATATATGAAAGTAAGAATCTATAATAATACTCTAAATCCAGCTCTTTGGGATGGTTTAAAACTAAAACCAGATGTAGCTGAATCTTTAAAGTCTATAGGACAATCCTTCTACAAGGATACAGAATTAACCGTTCCAGTTAAAGATATTATAATGGTTGGTAGCAGCGCAAATTATAACTGGTCAGATTTTAGTGATATTGACATTCATATAGTCATAGATTTCAAAGACGTATCTGAAGATGTAGAAATGGTTGAAAAGATGGTAAATGCCATTAAAGGTAAATGGAATGAAGACCATGACATTCATGTTAAAGGATTTAACGTTGAAGTATACATTCAAGACATTTCTAAGAAAAATAGATCCACTGGAGTTTATTCATTGTTAAACAACAAATGGGTGACAGAACCAAAGAAGGAGAATTTTGAATTGGATAAAGATCAAATCCAACAAAAATACAGTGATATGGTGTTGAAAATTAAAAATGCACTAGAATCTGAAAGTTTGGTTAAGTTAAAGAAGGTTTTGAAAGATTTGTATGATATGAGAGAAGTTGGATTAAACAAGTCTGGAGAATTTAGTACAGAGAATATTGTTTTTAAAGTATTAAGATCCAGAGGTCACCTAGATAAACTCAGAAATGGTATCAATCAGATATTTGATAAAAAGGCTAGTTTGAAAGAATCTTAAGGAAATATTTGCCGTGGCCGCAATCCCAAATTCTATCATAACCATTATTTTTCATATTTTCCCATTCACTTAATGAATGGTTGTATATTTTTAATATTTTTTCTAATTTGTGTTTTTGAAAACTCATGCGGTGTCTGATATCTTTATAATTATTTATAAGATAATGATAATTAGGTGGTGTATGACTTACAAAATTGAATCCTAAAGTTTCATATATTTTGCCGGTAAAATATCTTCTGTCACTATAACTTACTATATTTTTTGGATTATAATGTTTGATAAAATGTTTTAATAATTTACTTGCACCACCATTAACTGTAGTATTAATTGCATTACAAAATCTAACTAATTCCCAATCACTTGTTTTATCAAAACGGGAAGTTTTTCTAAATGTCATAATACTAACCAGATCATTTTTATTATACAATCCTAATTTAACTGTAGACTTATCTTCACCTTGTAAATGATTGTCATTTAAAAACTTATTTTTTTCAGTTTCATTTACTTCTTTAATAATGCAATCTCTAGCATTAATTTTAAATAGTGTATTGGTTTTCAACAGTGTTTTGACAATTGATTTTACAATTTCTGTTTTATTGATCCACTCATTTTCGAAAATATGAATTAGTGATATACCATAAAAACTGCAAGATTTTGTTTTATTCAAATGATAGTTTTTATTGATACCACCACCGTTTTCACTGTGCCAGTATAATCCATCAATTTCAAACGCAATTTTTAATTCTGGAATATAAAAATCCAATTCTTTGCCATTTAATACTGTTCTATCATTTCTTTTAATAACAGCATCTTTTGGTAAAATTTCTTGTAAAAAATTGTAAAAATGATTTTCAACAGTAGTGATTTTTTCTGGATGACAATAATCACAAAACAAGTTGTTTAAGTTATAAACCGTAGATTCTAATGTTTTATTACATACGTCACATTTGAATTTATAAATGTTACTAAAGTGATAACCTTTGTAATCCACCTCATCACATAGAAATTGTAATTTGTTACTATTACAGTAATTTACTAGAAATTCATAGTGGTTTGATTTCTTAGTAACTGATCTTTTATCTAAGACAGATTTTATCTTGGCTGCATTGTCCACTCCATATCTATCCATCATAGTAGATTTTATTTTTTCTACATTTATATAACTTTCAGATCCATATTTTAGTAGAAGAGTTTGTTTTACCTTCTCTTTATATTCAGGCAATTTACTGTAACTATCAACTCCATATTTTTTAACAATTGCAGATTTAAAATTAGATTTTACAACATCTGTAGTCATTGGGTGACCACCGTATTTTTCATCAAAAGTTTTTTTCTGACCATCAATTATTTTTTGTTTTGTTGAATTATCACTATTACTACATTTCTTGCTACAAAAGATCTTTGGTTTGCTCACTCTACATTCAAACAAATTATTACAATGTTTACAGTTTAAAGATAACCAGTTTTTTGAATTTTTAGATCTAGCCATAATTGGAGTTTGGTTTGTATAGAGTATAACTATTTAAAAATTAAAACACAATTTAAAAAAAAGTACTTTTAATTTATATTTATTATTACAACAACTAAATAAGGATTTAAAAATTTATGGCAGATCTACTAAACAGTAATGAAATATTCTTTACACAATTTGAACCAAAAGTCAAAAATAGGTTTCTATTGTACTGTGATGGTATTCCAAGTTTCTTGATTAGAAAAGTCAAGAGACCAACAGTAACCAGTGAAAAGAAGACATTGGATCACATCAACATCCAACGTTACTACAAAGGCAAAACCACATGGGATAACATTACAATGGAACTATATGATCCAATTGTACCATCTGGTGCTCAAGCAGTAATGGAATGGGTACGTTTGAGTCATGAATCCGTAACTGGCCGTGATGGTTATAGTGACTTCTATAAGAAGGATCTAACCGTCAACGTTCTAGGTCCAGTAGGTGATAAAGTAGAAGAATGGACATTAAAGGGTGCATTCATCACCAGTGCTGATTTTGGTGAAATGGATTGGACTGATAGTGGTGATCCAGCAACCATTAGTTTGACTCTATCTGTAGATTACTGTATTCTACAATACTAATAAAAACAAAAAACTTATCCTTTTTAAACTCCTTGACAAAACAAGGAGTTTTTTTATGTACATTAACAATTAAGTACTATATTTATATAACATGAACTTGAAAAGCGTAATTGGAATATATCCTGGTAGATTTCATCCACCACACAGAGGTCATTTAAATGCCTTTAATTTTTTAAAGTCAATAACTGGAAATGACACCTACGTTTCTACTAGTGGTAAAGTAGAACTACCAGACTCTCCACTTACATTTGGTGAAAAACAACAAATCTGGGTAAGACATGGTGTTGCACCTGATCACATCATACAAACAAAGAGCCCCTACAAATCAGTAGAAATTACACAGAAGTATGATCCAGACAAAACCAGTGTAATATTTGCATTGGGTCAAAAAGATGCAGAAAGATTAAAGGTAGATCAAGGTGGTTATTTCAAGTCATTTAAAGGAGACACAAACCAATTAGACCCTCTCAGTAAAAGTGGATATGTACTAATTATACCTGAAAATCAAACCATGGTTGATGGTAGAATTTTAAGTGGAACTGCTGTAAGACAAATGTTAGGATCTGACAAATATACAGATGCACAAAAAGAACAGTTCTTTAGATACATCTTTGGATGGTATGATATTGCTTTATTTAAAGACTTGACTCAGAAGTTTAAGTACAATAAAGTAAATGAGAGTATTGAATCTAAGTTAAGAAGAATAATTTCTCTTTTAAAAGAAGACGCAATTAAAGATACTACAAAAAAAACAAAAGCAGCTTTTGTTAATCAAAGAAGAGCTGAATTAAGAGCAAAAGAAGAAAAGTTAAAAGCTGCAAAAGTTAGATTATCCAATTTATCTAAAACTCAAGTAACATCAACAGATGTAAAGAATGAAAAACCATCTGAAGTTAAAGAACAAACAGATGCGGCTGATTTATCAAAACAAAGAAAAGATGCTCAAGATTCAGTTAAAACTGCAGAGGAAGAAGTAAAACAAGCTAAAGTATACTTATCTGCAGCTCAAAAAGAATTATCTGCAGTATCAATTTAAATAAAATAAATCAAATATTTAGATTCTTTTATATATATGTGTACAAGTTATACATTTTATGGAAGAAAATTTCACAGTACCAATTACAAGACCACAAGCTTTTCAAGCCCCACCACCACAACAAAAACAAGAAGTTACTTATCCGACGGAGGTAATTGACCTTCCTTCACAAGGTCATTTTTATCCAACTGGACATCCATTGTCTAGTGGTAAACTTGAATTGAAAATGATGACCGCAAAGGAAGAAGATATCCTAATGAGTCAAAATTTGATCAAAAAAGGTATTGTATTAGACAAACTGCTTGAAAATTTGATTGTAGATAAAGATGTAAAATTAGATGATTTGTTGTTAGTAGATAAAAATGCTATACTTGTAGCAGCTAGAAGATTGGCATATGGTGACGGATATGGACCAGTAGAAGTAACTTGTCCAAAATGTAGAGAAAAGAATCAAGTTACATTCAATTTGGGTGAAATCAAGAATGAAGAGTTTGACTTTTCTAATTATACAAAAGGACAAAATTCATTTGAATTTGTTCTTCCTTATTCAAAAAAGACTATACATTACAGAATTTTGACTCATAAAGATGAACAACAAATAGAAAATGAGTTAAAGGCTAATAACAAGATTCTTAAGGGTGCAGGATCTAATGAAGTTACTGCAAGATTAAGATCAATGATTATTAGTGTGGACGGTAATAGTGATAGAAATTATATCAAAAAGTATGTAGAGACAGAAATGGTTTCCAGAGATGCTTTGGCACTAAGACAATACATAAAAAAGAACACTCCTGATGTAGATTTGAACTTTGATTTTACATGCACAGATTGTTCACATGAAGAAAGGCTAGGTGTACCTTTAACGGTAACCTTTTTTTGGCCTGACACCAGCAGATAAAGTTAGATTACATGAACAAATATTTCTCCTTGCATACCACAGTCAAGGAGCATTTACGCAAGATATAGTATACAAATTGCCTGTATACTTGCGTATATTTTATACCAATCAGTTAATTTCTCAAAAAGAAAAAGAAGCTGAACAAGCAGAAAAATCATCAAAATCCTCTCCAAATTCATCCGTGAAGGTTCCGTCTATGCGTAAGTAAAGTAATGAATTATTAAATTATTATATATTTATATTCATAGATTATGGCAGATTCAAATGATTTAAAAAATTTTGGAAAAGAACTAGGAGTTGCTAATGATAAACTGGAAAGTTTTGCATCATCAATTAAAAAACTCATACGTGATGAAATTGATGGATTTAAAAAGGTAAATAGCCAATTATCAATCGGTAAAGATCTAGTAGAAGAATTAGCAAAATCATATGATGATATAAAAGATGTGATTGAAAGTATTGATTTATCAAGAACTATATCACAAGAAAAAGATCTTTTAGGCGAAATAATGAAAAAGAAAAAAGCAGAAAACGCCATTTTAGATAGTTTAAATGAATATAAATCAATTAGTGATCAAATACAAAATTCTATCAATAAACAAACTGATATGGTACCTGATTTGGAATATTATGATTTATTGAAAAAGAAACAAATTATTGAATCTACACTAAAAAATCTTATTGCATCATATGATGCATTACTTAAACAAAATAGAGCACTTGAAAATCAAAAGAGATTAATTCAAGACATAAAAATAACTATAGAAAATACATTTGGATTTAATCAATTTAAAGGATTATTTGGTATTCTTGCAAAATTGCCAAACTTAGAAAATGCATTTAAAAACCTGAGTATAAGTACAATGATACTTTTAGGAGTTATGACAATGTATTTAAAGGCTATATTTACTACGCTTTATAAAGCATTCGATGATATTAACGGGGCATTTGTTAAGAGTGCAAAATCATTTGGTTTATTGAAAGATGAAGCAGGAATATTAAAAAGTTATATATATGATACCACAATTGAATTGTCTAAATATGGTGTGACGGCAGAAGAAGTTGCTGCCACTGCAACTCACATGGTAGATTCATTTGGTAGTTTAACATTATTTAATGCAAAAGCTGCTAAGGATTTAACACTAATATCAAAACAATTGGGTGTTGGTAATAAAGAATTAGTTGATGGTGTGATGACATTGATGTCATTTGGTAAGATTGACATGGTTAAAGCAACTAAAGTAGTATACTTTGCTTCTGCTTTATCAAAAGCAGCTGGTGTACCTCTTGCAAAAGTAATGGATGATGTTGCAAAAGCAGGTGATAAAGCTAGAGGAATGATTAAAGGTGGTGCGGAACAATTAGTAAAATCTGCAGTATATGCAAGAAGATTGGGCACTGATTTGGAAAAAGTAGCTGAAATTGGAAGAAAGATGTTGGATTTCCAAGAAAGTATAACAGATGAAATTGAAGCAAGTGTAGTATTAGGATCTAATATCAGTTTTCAAAAAGCTAGAGAACTATTTTATACTGGCAAAATTCAAGAAGGATATGATGAAATTTTTAAAGTTGTAAAGAATATAGGTGACTTCAATAAATTGGACATATTCCAAAAAGAACTTATTGCAAAGGCAACCGGATTGTCTTTGACTGATTTACAAAAACAACTTCAAATTAGAGAAGATTTGGCCGCAGTAGAAATGAATGGTACAGAAAAAGGGAAAAAATTGGTTCAACAGTACAAACAACTAAAAGAACAAAGTGGAGGTATATTAGAAAACACCGCAGCAGCACAAGAACAAAGAGTAAAAGATTTAGTTAATTTAAAAGAAACAGAAGAAATTACCGCAAGAATCAAAGGATTATTTTTAAGTATTTCTAGTTGGATTTTGCCAGGAATTGAAAAGACTTTATCCGCAATTAATTGGATTTTAAATGAACTTGATTCTACTGGCGGAAAAATTGTTATTGGGTTTGTTACTCTTGGATTGACGATATATTCTATCATAAAATCCGTCCAAATATTTAAAGCTTTATTCACGGATTTGAGACTCATAATGAATCTAATAAAGAACGCATCAGTTGCTGCAACAGCTCAAACAGTTCTTGCAACGGAAGCGCAAGTTGCACAGGCAGCAGCTGTACAAGCTACTGCTGCTGCTGAATTAGAACTTGCAACTGCCAGAAGAGCATCCGGATTGAGTGGATTGGCAGGATTAACCGGAGGACTTGCAGCTGCTGAAATTTATGCTTTAGGAGGTGCAATCCTAGCAATTGCTGGTGCATTTGTTTTATTATCATATGGATTGAAACAGTTCAATGACATTAAAATTGAAGATGTAGGATTAGGACTGTTAGCGTTGGCAGGATTAATTGGATTAACATCTTTAGCAATTGCTGCTATGTCAGAAGTAATAGTGCCTGCTGCAGGAGTAATTGGATTATTTGCTGGCGCAATAATTCTTTTATCTGGTGCAGTAATTGGAGTTGGATATGGAATGAAACTTTTTGGTGATGGATTAAAAAACGTTGGAGAAGGTCTTAAGATTGCGGTTAATGCATTAAAAGATTTTGGTCAAAACGTATCTATTATAGATTCAGTTAAATTAGCTGGTGTATTTGCTGCTATCAATAGTTCTATACGTGATTTTGATTTAAGCAGATTACAATCTATTGTTAGTGCAATGCAATCTCTTGCAACATCATTAAATTCTATTTCTACTTTTAAAGGAATACCTCAACTTACTTTGCCTACAAATGCAGTTAATACAACCAATGTACCAACGGTACTAACTAATACACCTGTAATATCACCTGTACAAACCAATGTTCAAACAACTAATACACCAACAACAAATTCAACTACAATGATTGATGCAGTAAAACAAGGTATTAAAGAAGGTATGAATAATATATCACTCAACGTTTATTTGGATGGTCAAAAAATGGTAACTGGTCTTTCTAAAAATGTAGGGTTTAGACAAGATACAGGTGGTATAGCAATGCAATCAAGTTTAACATAATTATATGGCAAATTCCACCAACTTAAATAATCCAGAAACAACAACAAATGCACAAATACAAGGTGCAGGTTTGGTTTTGCCTCTTACTGTAAATGAAAGAGATCCAAATAAATTAAGTACATTGTTTACACCAAACAGTAGTATTTTATATAGTAAGTACAGCCCTTATCCAGAAGGAGAATCTGGTGGATTTTTTGGTGCAAATCAACCTTATATTGTAACAAATATCAATGATGCAAATAAAGGTATTAATTCTACTCTTAAGTATGCACCATTTCAACCTTCTGCTGCAATTGACGTTGTTAGAGTAACAAAATATTCTGCATCAAATCCTGGTATTAAATTTTTATTAAAACAAGTATATCTACAAGGATATCAACCTTTTAATGAAACAAAGATATACAATCCTTTGATGCCAATTCAAGCAGCTACAAGAGTTGCAACATTTGGTATTTTAGATAGACCGTTAAGACACATTGAACCAAATTTGGGTGGTGTACTTGGTGCTTTAGGTGTAAAAGGTGTTGCAAGTGCGTTTGGATTCAATCCACCAAATCCTCCTCCAAGAGGTACTGCTCCGGGTAAAGGTGGTGGTTTTGGTGGAGTATTTCAAGGACCATTAGACAAACCACTTTCAATAATAAATCCGGGAGATGGTAAAGGATTAACAAGAGGTGCAACTGCTACATCTGCATATAGTGGTCAAAACTATTCATATTTGAGTAGTCCACGTAGACCTGGATTTCTTCAAAGTATTGGAAACTATTTTAAAAGTAGTACTTTGTTTGGTGCATTTTTTACTATAGGTCAACCTACAGGAACAACATATAAAGGTGATGATCAAACATATAGTTTGATGATTAATAATAAAAGAATTGTTTCATTTAATAAGAGCGGTGATAATACCTATGGTACTTTGGGTGTAGTTCAAAGATTTTCACCTGATGATAGAGATTTGGAAGGAACTCCTACTTATGATAAATATTCAAGATATGTGGGTCAATATAATAGTTCTATTTTAAAATATAGTGCACAAAGTCTTTATATTGATATAAATTCATATAAACTCAGTGAAGGAGTGATTTTTTTTGGTGCGGGAAATAAAACATATTTTTCAGGAATTGATGTTTTAAATCCAGGATATGAAGTGTCAGATATTTTATTTTTGTATAATGATTATTTAACAAATAACAATTATCCAACCAAATTAAAGTCAACTAGAAAAATTGATAGTATTGTACATGATCCTTATAAAAACGGATATGTAATTGAAGACGGTGGATATATAAAAGATACTGGAATACTAGATACAAAAGGTAAACCGGTTGAAAAATCACCAATTATTACCAATCAATATAAGGATTATATTGATCCAAACTTTACTGAGATATCATATCCAACCAAGTTAACATCATTGGATGGTACATTAGCAACAGACGGTCTTTATAATAGAACACAATTAGATCAAATAAAACACAATCCTTCTGGTCAAGGATATGTGATTGATCCAAATACATCAGTTAAGGGATATGAAAACAGAAACGTTAATCCACAAACAAAAGAACCTTTTGGTGCTATAAAAAACGATTTTGAATTATTTTATACACAAGATGTAGTTGGTGAGTATCCTACTACATTCATAAAAGGAGAAAATGATTTTGGTCAAGAACAAATAGATTTTGCAAATCAACAAAACCAATCACTTACAGAAATATTAAAATCAAATTATACTTTTGTTCCTCCAACAGAACTTAATAAAGTCAGAAATATAATTGATAGTGATGCAGATGTTAAGAAAAATACTTTAAGTTATCTTGCAAAATACAGAAATTATAGAAAAGTAGATTTATTAGATGAACCTGATGGTAAAGGATTTGCTGGTGTTAATAAGAGTGATTTAATTAATGTATTAAATGTACAAACAGATACTAATAGTTTTATCAACAAAGATTTGATTAAGTTTTATTTTTATGATGTTTATAATCAAAAATATATACCATTTAGAGCAACTGTAAAGAACGTCTCTGAAAGATCAGTATCAACTTGGGATGATTTTCAATATGTAGGAAATGCTGATAAAGTTTATAACTATAAAGGATTTACCAGAGCACTTTCATTTGGTTTTACTGTAGTTGCTATGAGTGTACAAGAAATGTTGCCTATGTGGCAAAGAATCAATTATTTGATGGGTTTATCAAAACCAGCAAATTATAAGAATGGATTTATTGTTCCTCCTTTAGTTATGGTTACAATTGGTGATATCTATAAAGATCAACCGGTTGTAATTAACAGTATTGGTATGACAATTCCTGATAATGCAACTTGGGAAACTATTTCTGACAGTACTAATATATTTGAGTATTTGAATGGAAGATTAACAACAAACGGTGATGTAACTTTGGCACAATTTCCAAGAGAAGCCGAAATAAATATAGATGCAAACATTCTTGAAAAAGAAATGCCAAAAGTTGGAGTGAATAATTTTGGAGATGCATTTAATTTTGGTAAATTTAGTTATGGCTTATATGTGAATAATCCATAAAAAAATAAACAAGACAAAATTTTATAATATGAATAGATATGACTATACAACAATAGATAAGAGATGGGATGGAAAAAGGGTATACAAAACTTTATTGTATCCATCCATACCAGAATCTCCTAGTGATATTTATATCACAGTATCTGATAATGATTATATTGACCAAATAGCTTATAGATACTATAAAGACGTAAGTTTATGGTGGATAATTGCAGTTGCAAACAATTTAGGTAAAGGTAAACTTAGTTTAGATATAAACAAACAATTAAGAATACCAACAGATATACAAACAATTTTACAAAATTTTACATTAATAAATTCTTAATATGTCAAAAGAAAGACCATGGGAAGCAGGTCCATTTGAACAATGGGTTATAGATGAACTTGATTATAGAAAAAGTTCCTTATCAACAGGAATACAAGGTCAATTTAAAGGTGACTTAC